AAGCATTATTTGGAGAAGCAAAAGGGAATCCAAAGCACGCAGCAGAAATCGCTGGTTACTCAGGAACCAGTTATCCAAAAGTAATTAGAAATTTAAAAAAAGAAATTATAGAATTGGCAGAAAACTACCTAGCCTTCCACTCTGCCAAGGCTGCTTCACGCATGGTCGATCTCTTAGACGAGGATGGCACTACACCACAAGCCAGTATTAGACTAGAAGCAGCCAAACAAATTTTAGATAGAATAGGCGTATCAAAAAAAGATCAACTAGATATTAATATGAAATCTGTATCTGGTATTTTTGTACTTCCAGCAAAAGATGGAACCATTAAAGATTAGACGTAAAAGTAAAACAATTCCATTTGGATTTAAATTAAGTTCAGATCCAGCATATTTGGAACCTATTCAAGTAGAATTAGACGCTTTAAACGAAGCTAAAAAATATATTAAAAATTGTTCTTACAGAGAAGTAGCACAATGGCTTACAAAAAAAACTGGTAGATATATATCGCATGTCGGACTTAGAGAAAGACTCAATAGAAATAGCACCACCGAAGCCAAAGAAGCAACTAACGAAAAAACAGAAAGCTAAAACTTCTGCAAAAGAAGCATTAGATAGAACAAGAGAAAAAGTTGCAAAGTTAGAACAAAGTTTACGTTCTGCAAAAGAAGCCCATCAAAATGTTAAAGAAAAATTATTAACAGTTAATAAAGCATTAGAGGGTACAGAGACTAAATTATTAACTGAAGATTTAATTAATGATGTTCCAAAAAATATACAGGAACATATAAAAGATCAAGAAGTAATCTTTAAACCTAATGATGGTCCACAAAGAAATTTCTTAGCTGCATCTGAAAGAGAAGTTTTTTATGGTGGAGCAAGAGGTGGTGGTAAATCATATGCAATGTTAGTAGATCCTCTACGCTATTGTCATAAAAATCATCACCGTGCATTACTTCTTAGACGAACAATGCCAGAGTTAAGAGATTTAATTAATCATTCTCAACGATTATACTCTAGAGCATTTCCAGGAGCAAAATGGAGAGAACAAGAAAAAGAGTGGAGATTTCCTTCAGGTGCAAAAATAGAATTCGGTTATGCAGAAAACATGACAGATGTTCTAAGATACCAAGGTCAATCTTACACATGGATAGGAATAGACGAATTACCACAATATCCTACGCCAGATATTTATAATTTTTTAAGATCATCACTTCGATCGGTAGATCCAGAATTACCAGTGTTCATGAGAGCAACAGGCAATCCTGGAAACGTTGGTTCACAATGGGTAAGGGAAATGTTTGTTAATCCATCAGAACCTAATAAAGCATTCTTTGTATCAATTGATACACCTAATGGTATAAGAAAAATTACAAGAAGATTTATTCCTGCAAAGCTACAGGATAATCCTTATTTAATGCAAACAGATGATTATTATATCATGCTTGCATCTTTACCTGAAATACAAAAAAAACAATTTTTAGATGGAGACTGGGATGCATTTGAAGATTCAGCATTTCCTGAATTTAATAAAACAAAACATATTGTTGAACCTTTTGAAATTCCTAGAGGTTGGTATAAATTTCGTGCTGCTGACTGGGGCTACTCTTCTCCTGCTTGTGTTCTCTGGTTTGCTGTTGATTATGATAATAATCTTTGGGTATATAGAGAGCTTTATGTGCAAAAAATCACAGCCGACTTATTTGCAAGAAAAGTATTAGAATTAGAAAATAACGAACAAATTGCATACGGAGTATTGGATGCAAGTACTTGGGCAAAAAGAGGAGATGTAGGTCCTTCAATTGCTGAAACAATGATTCAAACAGGCTGTCGTTGGAGACCATCAGATCGATCTCCTAATAGTAGAATTAGTGGTAAATTAGAATTACACAAAAGATTAAGTTTAAATTTAGATACACAAGAACCAGGACTTCGTATCTTTTCAAATTGTAGAAATTTAATTAGAACACTTGGAACACTTCCAAATGATAAATCTAATTACGAAGATGTAGACACCACTTCAGAAGATCACGCATATGATGCTTTACGTTATGGTTGTATGAGTAGACCTATTCATCCATCAACAGGTAAAACATTTAGAGGTCTTAGTTCAATACATGATTTTGTTCCAGTAGATAAAAACTTTGGCTACTAAAGGAGATACAATGCCACTATCAAGTAAAGGAAAAAAGATAATGAAAGCGATGAAAAAAGAATACGGTGCTAAAAAAGCAAAAAAAGTATTTTATGCATCAGCTAATAAAGGCACGATTAAAGGTGTCAAAAAAAATTCCAAAAGTAAATAAGAATGAATTTCCATATCCTCTCGTATTAATTTATTGGGAGGATATAACAAGTCATTCTCAGTGGGAAGAGATATCAGAAATTAAAAAGTCTAAAACTGCAATATGCTGTAGTGTAGGATGGCTAGTTGAATCAAATAAAGATACAACAGTTATTATGGCAGATTATAGTTTTGAACAAGACAATAACATAAAAGAAGGGGGATCTTACACCACTGTACCTACAAAAAATGTTATACAAATTAAACAATTATCAACATAGGAGAAACATCATGGGAAGAAAAGCAAAAATACAAACTGCATCAGAATTGTTAGAAGATATTAGAGAAAAGATTGACGAGTTAGAAGATAAAATTTCTGAACTTGAAGATCATGAATGTGATGAATCTGAAGACGATGAGGATTTAGAAGATGAAGATTTAGATGATTCAGATGATGATGAAACAGAAGAGGATGACGAATAATGGTAGAAAAAATATTTAATCCATTAGCTAAAGTAAAACAAGGTGATAACAATGGTTCTGTAGAACTATCAGTAAAACAACCAACAGTTAATATTGATTTTTCAAAACATGCACCACGTAAGTATGAATCTCAAAAGATATTAGGAGAAATTAATTATCCTAAAACTAAAAAGAAACAAGACGTACAACCACAATTGTTTGCTAAAGCTGACGAAAAAGATTACTAATAAGGAGAACTAAATGAAAAATAAAATCAAGCAAGGTGAATTATCATCTGCTGCTGAATCTAAATTAATTAGATACGGATTAGAAATTGATGCAAATAAAAAACTTAAAAAAGGAGATATGGCTTCTGGTGAGTTTGCAAAAAAGAAATCTAAATCTAAAGTAGATTCTAAAATATTTTCAATGGCAGAAGAAAGAGATTACTAATATTTATTTAAATGAACGACAACCAAGATAACAATAATAACGAATTTACAGATTATAGTAATCTTGTTGGTCATATTAAAAGTAAATTTCAAGAATCTGAAACTTCTAAAATATATGACGAAAAACGTTGGCTAAAGTCATACAGAAACTATAGGAATCTATGGTCCTGAAATGGCTTTTAGAGATAATGAAAAATCAAGAGTATTTGTTAAAGTTACTAAAACAAAAGTATTAGCAGCATTTGGACAAATTATAGAAGTTTTATTTTCACAAGGAAAATTTCCATTAGGAGTTAAGCCTACACCTATTCCAGAAAATAGTTCTGAGTATGCACATTTAAATCCACAAGCACAGCAAAAAGAAAGTGGAGAATCATTAAGACCAAAAGATATTATTAGAGATATTTATGGTTATGAAGGTGATGGTAAAGAAATTAAACCTGGAACTACTGCAACTGATCTTATGCGAACTCTCGCACAAGATTATGATCAATTAGGATTTCAAGAAGGTTCAGCTAAAGCTGGTGAGCCACAAATAGAACCAGCAAATTTAGCAGCTGAAGCTATGGAAAAATTAATCCATGATCAGCTAGAAGAGTCTAGTGCAGTAACAATAATGCGTCATACATTTTTTGAAATGGCATTATTAGGAACAGGAATTATTAAAGGACCATTTACAAATACAAAAACTTATCATGCTTATGATAAAGTAAATGGAATTAATATACATATTGCAAAACAAAAAACAGTACCTAGTATAGAAGCAGTATCATGTTGGAATTTTTATCCAGATCCAAATGCTACAAATATTGATGACTGTGATTATGTAATTCAAAGACATAGTTTTAATAAACAGCAATTAGCTGATTTAAAAGATAAACCTATGTTTAATAATGAGGCAATTAATAAATGTTTAGAAGCTGGACCTAATTATCAAGTAAGAGGATTTGAATCATCTTTATATGATAGAGAAAATATTACAAGCATTTATAAAAATAGATTTGAAGTATTAGAATATTGGGGAGTTGTAAATAAAGATATAGCAGAAAGTTGTGGAATTGAATTAGAAGATGATCAAGAATTTACACAAATTAATGCTTGGATTTGTGGAGATCATATTTTAAGAGTAGTAGAAAATCCATTTACTCCAAAAAGAATTCCTTATTTAGTATGTCCATATGAAGTAAACCCATATCAATTTTTTGGTGTAGGTATTGCTGAAAATATGGAAGACTCACAACAAATTATGAATGGTCATGCTAGAATGGCTATTGATAATTTGGCACTATCTGGTAATTTAGTATTTGACGTTGATGAAACAATGTTAGTACCAGGACAGGATATGAAAGTTTATCCTGGAAAAATATTTAGAAGACAAAGCGGACAAACAGGTCAAGCAATTCATGGATTAAAATTTCCAAATACGGCAAATGAAAATTTAATGATGTTTGATAAGTTTAGACAATTAGCAGATGAAGCTACAGGTATTCCTTCTTACTCTCATGGAACAACTGGAGTTATGTCTACAACTAGAACTGCTTCTGGTATGTCAATGCTAATGGGTGCTGCTGCATTAAGTATTAAAACAGTTATTAAAAATATTGACGATTATCTTTTAAAACCTCTTGGAGAAGCATTGTATCATTGGAATATGCAATTTAATGATGATACTCCAGAAGTTAAAGGAGACTTAGAAGTTAAAGCAGAAGGAACAAATTCGTTAATGCAAAAAGAAGTAAGATCACAAAGATTAATTACTTTTATGCAAACAGCTTCAAATCCTGCTTTAGCACCTTTCGTTAGATGGCACACATGCTTACGTGAAATTGCAAAATCTTTAGATATTGATCCAGAACAATTAATCAATGATCCAGAGAATGCACAAATCTATGCACATATAATGGGGTTAGCAAATGGAAATCAAACTAATAGAACCGCTGCTGGAGGACAAAATCAAATGGGATCGCCTATGTCAGTTCCTGCAGGAGCTTCGCCAACAGATTCAACAGGAGCTGGAGGTGGCAACATCGGAACAGGTAATGTACCGATGCCAGGGGAAACTGGCTTTAGTGCGTCAGCTACTGAACCTACAGGAAGCGAATAAAAAAAATAAAGAAAAAGAATAATGGCATACACACTCAAATTATCACCAAACGGACAATATATATTAGATACACAAGATGTATTTAATACTACTTATACTCAAAAAATTAATCCGAATGAATTTGAGGCATATACAGGACAAAAGGCAACAACACCAGTTAATCAACCTTTAGTTGGTACAACAAGTCTTGCAGAACAAACTCAAAAAGTTATGCGAGAAACTCCTGGACAATATCAAACAGTTACTGATCCAGTTACTGGAGAAACTAAAACAGTTACTAAAGGTCAAGCAATAACTGAAATTAAAGATACAATTTCAACTTTACCTACACCAACAACTGGAACTGCTGCTAGAGAAACATCATTAGATAAAGTTCAAAGAATTTTATCATCAACACCTTCACCAGCTGGTAGTGGCTTTAATATGGATGAATACTTTAATAAAATGGAAAGTATTCAAAAACAAGCACAAAAAGCACAACTAGTTAATAAACTTGTTGGTACTGGATTAGATATTGGAGTTGATTATTTAAGACGAAGTTATGGTGGATTTTCAACTGGAGGATATACAGGACCTATAAGTACTCCATTATATGGCGGTAGTTATGCTGCTGGTGGTGGATATGTACCAGTTGGATATGACGCTGCTGGAGAATTTGGAAGTAGTGCTGGAGGATTTAGTCCAGGTGCAGGTGCAGGACTTGCAGCAGCAACAACATTTTTACAAACAGGAGATGTAGGTCAAGCTGCTAAAACTGGTGCTGGTGCTTATGTTGGTGGAACAATTGGAACAGCAGTTGGAGGTCCTATCGGTGGTGCTATTGGATCTACAATAGGTGCAGCTGTTGGTGGTAGAGTTATATGTTCAGAATTATATAGACAAAAATTATTAAACAAAGAAGATTATTTATTAGATTTAGAATTTACAAAATCACATTTAACAAATATTCATGTTAAAGGTTATTGGCATTTTGCAGTACCTGCAGTTAAAAAAATGAGACAAAGTAAATTACACACTAAATTTTGGCATCATATAGCAAGTAATAGAATTAAAGATATTAAATGGAGATTAGGTAATGGTAAATTTATTT